AGCAGTGGTATCAACGCAGAGTACTCGCCTCGATCGTGTATCCGCGCACGATGCGGCTCACGACTGCACCTCCGGCCGTGGCAGGTGCCCACCGTCGAAGAGGGCGACGAACAGAGCAGCGGCCTGGCGATGGCACTCGGGTACATCACCGAGTGACCGGGCACCGAACGCCTTGGCCATCGGGCAGTCGGTCCACGTGTGATTCCCCCACGAGGAAGCGACCTCAACGTGAGACTCTTGCCGCCGATCGTCAGCAGACCTGAGGGCAGCCAGGCGAGGTATTCTTTCAGAGTGCGTCCGTCCGGCAGTGTCGCCTCGCTGAGGTCCGCCATCGCTGATGTTCAGCCTCGCGGAGGTTCGCCCCGCGGAGGTCCGCCCCGTAGAGGTCAGCCCCGCGGAGGTGCGCCTCGCGGAGGTACGCCCATCGGAGGTCCGCCCCGCTGAGGTCCGCCATCGTGAGGTCGTTGCTGAGGTTCGCCTCGCGGAGGTCCGCCCATCGGAGGTTCGCCTCGCTGAGGTCCGGCTGAGGTTCGACCCGCTGAAGTTCGCCTCGCGGAGGTCCGCCTCGCGGAGGTCCGCCATCGTGAGGTCAGGCTGAGGTTCGCCCCGCGGAGGTCAGCCTCGCTGAGGTTCGCCTCGCTGATGTTCGCCCCGCGGAGGTTCGCCCCGCGGAGGTTCGCCCCGTAGAGGTTCGCCCCGCGGAGGGACGCCCCGTAGAGGTCAGCCCCGCGGAGGCCCGCCCCGCGGAGGTCAGCCTCGCTGAGGTCAGCCTCGCTGAGGTTCGCACCGTTGAGGTTCGCCCCGCGTGAGGTCAGCCCCGCGGAGGTTCAGCCCCGCTGAGGTTCGCCCCGCGGAGGTTCGCGTTCGGCTCGATCGTGTATCCGTTCACGACGCCGTTCACGGCTGCACCTCGACCCGCACGACCTCGTGCCTTGAGCGACACCCGAGCGACGTGCCACGCAGTTCGGCCCGTGCCACGAGCAAGGCGGCCGCCGCCGCTCCGTAGCTCTGGTGCTCGCTCAGCGTCAAGCTGAGCTCGTCGTCACCCGTCCACACCCACCGTACCAGGTTCCACTTCAGTCCGAGCTTCATGTTCGTCATCTCCTCTGCCACTACTATAGCCATGCCACGGAACGTGTCAAGCCTATCGCGCAACTTGACTCGCCACGTGGCAGCGCGTACAGTGAGGACATGAGCGATCAAACCGACGTGAAGGAATCGAACACGAACATATGGTTCCGGGTGCCGAGCTCGATGCTCGCGCGCATCGATGAGTACGCCACGAAACTGGGCGAGAAGTCCGGCCACATCACCGTCTCGCGCAACGCCGCGGCTCGTGCGCTGCTGCAGATCGGGCTCGACAGGGCACTCGACGGGCGGAAGCGATGATCACGTTCGTACTCGGCATGCTGGTTGGCTTGGCGATCGCGTTCGCAGTTTGGGTGTACTGGTGCCAAGGGGCCTTCTTTTAGGGCCTCGAAACCCACCGTGCAACCTCCGCTACCCAGCGAGCGATGCACGCGGCGTCGAGCTCGCCCTTGCCGACCCGGAGCAGCATGTACGGGACGCCGTTTTCGCCGCACCACTGCGCCCATGCCACCTGCTCCGGGCTCGTGCGGGTGTGCACATTCTTGAGCTCGAGCTCGAAGTGCCGCGCGTCGCGCTTGCGGACGCCGTAGATGTCGCACTGTCCGGGTACGCTCGGGTGCACCCAGCCCCCTTTGGCGAGCTCGAATTTGCCCGTCACGCGGCCGAAAAAGGCAACGTTGCGCACTTCGGCGGACAACCGTTTGAGCAATGCCTTTTGGTACTCGACTTCGATCATAGGTCATCCACTCCGAAGTACTCCGGTCCCGTGTCGGCCGCTGGCGCCGCTTCGAGTGCTTTCACCCGCTCGGCGTTGCGTTCCGCCCAGAACGCCTTTTCCGCCTGGTGCTTCTCGTGGCGAGACTGCCAGTCGGCATCGGCCGTGAACGTCGCCTTCGCCGCTTGCGACCAGGCCCACGGAGGCCATTCGCCGTACCGCTCTTTGAATTTCGCCGATGCGGCGGCCGGTTTCCACGCCTTCCGCCGCGCGATCTCGAGCTGCTCATTGAAAAAGTCGCGGCGCAGATCCCCCGTGCTGACAACCGGTTCGAGCATACCAGGTGCCTTGCGGACCTCGCGCGGTCTGCTCGGTGCCACGTAGCCGCAGAGCGGACATGGCATCTTGGCCACGTAGCCGAAGCACTTGCCGCAGACGATCGTGGCCTCCAACGGAGTGTGCACGCGCGGGACATCCACGTCGAGGCTCCACTCCCTGTCCTCGTGCGGCAGGCCGTGGCGCGACACGTTGTCGGCGTGATCGAGTAGCAGCGGCGTGCGGCCTTCGAACGGACGGAGGGCCCTGCCGACTTTCTGCATGTGGCGCATGAGGCTCGCCGTGGGTGCCGCGTCCACCACACACTTCGCCCTTGGACAATCCCACCCCTCGCAGAGGATGCCCACGTTGCAGATAACGTCGAGCTGCCCCTGGGCAAACCGGTACAGAATGAGCTCTCGCTCGTCGTCTGGGGTCGAGCCGTCGAGATGCTCCACGAGCGCGCCTCGCTGCCTGAACTGCATGCAGAGGTCCAGGGAGTGCTCGATCCCGGTCGCGAAAACGACCGTCGGAATCGGCCGGTCGCGACCCGGTCCTAGGCCGGCGTGCACGCTCCACGTTTCGATCACATCGCCGATCACGTGCGGGCGCCGCATCTCGGCTTCGACGCCACGAGCCTCGAAGTCGCCACCACGGACTTTGACGCCGCTCATGTCCGGCGGTCGACGGGGAGCGTAGACCTGCGGAGCGACGATGGCTCCGCACGACAGGAGCTCGGAGTACGTGGCGCCGATGATCATCTCGTCGAAGTGCTCGCGCAACGGCTTTCCGTCGAGCCTACACGGGGTTGCGGTGAGGCCCAGCACACGGGCCTCGGGGTACGCCTCCAGCACGCGGGCGTAGCTGTCTGCGGGCGTACGGTGCGCCTCGTCGATCACGATCCAGTCTGCCGGTGGCAGGTCGCGCCGGACCAGCGTCGCAATGCTCGCCAACTGCACGGGCCAGAGTGGCGACGGCGGCTCGTCCGCTCGGATCACGCCGTACCCGATTCCCTCGCGCTCGAGCGCCGCCCCGAACTGCGCCAGGAGCTCCTGGCGATGCGCGATCTCGAGCACGCGTTGCGACCGAGCGAGCACGCGTTGCACGATCGACGCGCCCACGACCGTTTTGCCACCGCCGGTCGGCAGGACGTAGAGCACTCGCCGGGAGCGCCTGAATGCGTCCCGGATCGCGTCGACGCTTCTCACCTGATACGGACGAAGTTCCACGTTTCCTCCAGCCGAAAGGCTCGGGTTCGAACCGACTGACGCCACTTCCATGGCGGGACCGACCGAGTTCGGTGCCTTCCGACGCGAGCCCCCTTTCATCCCGGGGCACCCAGGGGGCTCGCATGATTGCGGGTGAAGGAGAGGGAATGCGGCCCTACCCCGGGTGAAGTCCTTTCGTGACCTCGCTCTCGATCGACTCGAGACCCTCGGTCAGCGCGAGATTGAGGGTCGTGGCGATCGCCACCGATCGGTGTCGACCTTCCCATGGCTCCGACGGCGTGATGATCTTCGATATCACTTCCGCCAGCCGTTCGAGGTTCGCCACGAGCGTCTTCTCGATCTGGAACGTGACAGTCACGTACCCCGGAATGACCGGCTCAGAAGGGGATTTCATCGTCCGTCCCTGGGGCCGACGGCTTCATCGCCTTCGGCAGTTTGGGCGCATTCTTCGCGGCCGCAAGTGCCGCCGCTTTGAGTCGCGCCTTGGCTCCGGTCGCTTGCGCGGGCGTCATCGCCTCGTACTTCGGTCCGCGGTTCGGGTCTCGGATCCAGGCAGCTTTTCGCACCTCTCGAGTGACGCCGTCATCGCCAGTGAACGACTCGAACTGCACGTCCACGATAGCGGGCTTGCGCAGAAATTCTCCAGTTGCCGAGTCGTAGCCGAGATACGCGAGCTGCTCCGCCGTCCTGTCTGCGCCGGTTCGGCCGTCGGTTCCAGTTTTGTCCGTGAGCCACCCGGTCCACGTGAGCCTCGTTCCGTCGTCCAGCTTCAGCATCACCGTGACACCTTCGGTGCCCTTCGCGGACACAATGAACTGCGGCTCCTCATTCGCCACGCATCCGATCAACCCTGTCTGTCCTGTCGTCATGTTCCTGTCTCCTGTTGTCTCTTTTTCGCTGCCATCAAGCGCCGCTCAACCGCGAGTAGCGCCTCCATGTCGTCAGCCTCTTGCACGGCGGTCTGCACTTTTGCAATCGTCGCATCGCCCATCCCGATGAGCATGTCGGCGAGCGACTTACGTACCTCGAAGTCGCTGCGACTCGACGTCGCACGCACGCGAGCGATCAACGCGTGCGCCTCTTTGCACGCCGGCTTGTCCATCTCGATCTCGTCGGGTAGACCGAGTCTGTTCTTGGCCTGGTATCCGGAGCCTGCCACGGTGTGGAGCAACCTTCTTCCAGTCATCGCGACGAGGCCCTTCGACATGCCAGCCTCGTAGTTCGCGAACAGAACGTTGTCCGCCCACCGATGGACGAGTGGCCACGTCCTCTTGTTCATGACCGGCGTCCAAATTGCGTACGAGCCGAGCACCGGATCCTTGACCTCGGCGCGCTGCACATGCGCGACGAGCACGACGTCTCGTCCGTGCCGATCGGCGTTACGGAGCGCGTCGAAGAACTCGCGCCATCGTCCGCCCAGCGCCGTGTAGCCGGCGCCGTGATCAATGTCGGAGATGTCGAGCTTCTTGGCTCGCGCGCAGATGTCGCGCTCAAGCTGCGACTCGAGAACGTCGGCCGTGTCTACGACGATCGTGCTCCACTCGCCAGCGTCCTCGCATGACTTTTCGAGTAGGCGGAGCGACTCATCCCACGTCGCCGCGCCGGCTACGCGCATCACGTCGAGATGATTCGTACCGCGTTCGTAGTCGAGCGCCATCGGCTTCTGGAAGCCGCATGCGAACGTCGTTTTGCCGATGCCGGGTGGCCCGTAGACGACCCACCGGAGTGGGGCGACAATCTTTCCTCGCGTGATGTTCATGCTCGTTTTCTCCATGGTGACGGGTGACGTGACTGGGCTTGGCGCGGCTCGTCGAATGTGACGGGTCAGGGGTGGCATGTCGAATGGGAAGGACTAGGGCCGGATCGTCGAATGGGACTGGCTCAGGCGCGGAATGTCGAGTAGGTCGGCTACGGCTGGGCGCGTCGAATAGGACGGGTACAGACTCGGAGTGTCGAAAGGGGCAGGGCCGGCTCGGCGTGTCGAAGGGGATTGGGATCGGATCGGCGTGGCTAGTCGACCAGGTAGGGCGTGGCTGGGAATGTCGAATGGATCCGGGGAGACTCGGCTCGTCTAGTTGGCCCGTGTCGGTTCGATCCGTCGAATAGGCCAGGAGAGTACCGGCGCGTTGTGGGAGCGGAATGTCGAAGGGGCGTGGCGAGTGGCGGTCGGGCGCGTCGAATAGGGTCGGTGCGGCCAGGCTTGTCGAATGGGCACGTGGCGGACGGGCTTGTCAATTAGGCTAGGCTCGGATCGTCGAATGGGTTCGGGGCGGCCCTGGCGGGTTTGTCGAATGGGACCGACGCGTGCTGGCTCGACTTGTCGAATGGGTGCGGTTCGGCTCTGGACGGAGAGTCGCATTGGCGCGAGCAAGCGCGGTTCGACATGTCGAATGGGTACGGGATTGGCGGGGCAGGTCGAACGGATCTGACTGGGCGTGGCGCGGCAAGTCACTCAGACTCGATGCGCTCGAAACTCACGACGTCGAATTTGCCTTGCCCTTGCGACCGATCGGCGCCGAGCCCGTTCTCTTGCGCGAACGTGAGCATGCGCACGATGTCTTTTTCTCCGACGTGCCGAGTCTCGCCGGATGCCGTCGTGAGCACCCAGATCTCGAAATCGATCTCTACCTTTTCGACGTAGTCCACACGCTTCAGAGCTGAGCGCGGACCTTGCGCGGTCTGCACGTGGATCGGCCCCTCGTCGTAGGCGAGAGACTTCCGAACACCGAGCCTGATGCGGTCGCCGCCATCGAGCGCCTTGACCTCGAAGCCGTGCTGGAAGATCTGCTTGCTTCCGCGCTTGTCGACGGTGACCCGGAGCATCGTCGCCGACTCTTTGAACATGGCCTTCAGTTGCCGCGCCCAGATAAAAATCCCGTGCTCGTCTTCCGGAAAACCGTTCCAACTTTTCTCGGTTTTTTCTTCGACGAGCGCATCGAGCGCCTCTTGCGTCTGGACCTTCGTCCGCTCGTCGTCGAACCCGGTCGACGCCTTGATCCATGACTCGATCACGTCCTGATTTTTCGGCATCCCTCCGCACAACTTGTTCCGGACTTTGATGCGCACGCGGTACGTGTCGTAGAGCGCTTGAGCTGAGAAATCATGTTTCGTTTTCATGTCGCTTTCTCCATGCGTTTCGGTTCAGACGGTTTCGGATTTCTGATGCGATCGAGTGGCCTGGTCGTCCGCCCGAAAGAGCTCCCGAACATGCTCGGAAACTCGTCGACCGCGAGCCAGTGCGCCGCGTCGGACGATCTGCAAATCATCCTCGCTGAGCCGGATTCGGAGCCAGCGAGTTCGGTGGGCTGAACTTCTTGCCGGCTTCGTCTTCCGATTTCTCTTCGCTTCACCCACGGTTAGCCTCCAATTTCTCCAGTTTTTCCGTCACTTCTTCCGTGTGATTCTTCTCGCGACGGACAAGTGTCAGGTCGTTTTCGATCGGCAACCCGTTCCAGCAGACGTCGAAATATTCGCAGCGTCGACCGAACGAGAAGCACGAGTCCGGATTGCGGGAAGCGTGGGTCATGATCGCAGCCCACGTAAGCACGTCATCTCTCGCCTCGATGAGCTCCTCCGGAGACCGGAAAATATTCGCCCGCTGGTAGTAGCGCTCCGGACGAGAGGCGATGTCGGCGAGGCAACGCGCGTAGTACTCCGCGTCCGTCTCCGCGTTCGGTTTGCCCTCGCGCAACGGTCGAAGGGACGACTTGCGAAGCACGTCGTAAAGGACGAACGCGCCCGGAAACGCGAGCAAGTAGATCGACACCTGCGCATTGCTCACCGTTTTTTCGGCCCAGTACGCAGAGCCCGGAGTGATGTCGCTTGCCGTCGTCTTGTGCTCTACGACGACGGTGCGGCCGCTCGGTCCGTGCGTGTAGACCGCGTCGCATTCTCCCACGACCGTCACGTCTTCCGAGAGCTCGACCCGGAACGGCACGTTGACGCGCACGTTGATCGAATCCGGCGGCACAACCGGCGAGTAGTAGCGCACGTACCCGTCGACCAGTGCATCATCGCCGGGACCCCCGACAATAAACGGCGCCGTACCGTTCCAGAGCTTCGCAAGCTCCTGGTGCACGCCGGTACCGCGTGTCAGCGACTCCGCGGGCACGAGCGTCGCCAGGCGTTCACGGTAGGCGAGGTGATGCTTGCGTGGACATGCGCGGTAGCACGCGAGCTCCGAGTGAGAGATGATCACTGGACCGGCTCCACTTCCGTCTCGTCTTCGGATCGGATGCGGCGCTCCGCTTCCGCTTCGACTGGGTTCGCCTCTGCATCTCGACCACCTGACGCCGCTGTCCAAGGGCCCACGTACTCGTGTACCGTGGCGGCTCTGACGTCACTGGGCACATCCTTGATCACCGCTTCGACGGACGCGAGCGCGAAAGACGCGTTCAAGCCTTCGTAGAGCAGCGCTCCCGAATACTTCGGCTCGTTCTTTTCGTGCTCGTCCAGAAATTCAACGCACGCGTGCGTGTAGCGACGCCACTCCGCATGCACCCGTTCGAGCGCCGCGAGGAGCTCCCGGTTGTTGATCGGCATTTGTCTTTCTCCTTGTCGACTTGTTCGACGATGGGTACAGTACGGCCCATGTCAAACGTTGTCAAACGGAAAAAGCTCACGAAGCGGATCGCCCTGCGGATTCCGCACGCCACGTGGCGTCGTTTGGTAAAGCAAGCGAGGCTGCACGCCATCACACCGAGCGAGCTCGTGCGTGAGGCGCTCGAACACTACCAGGGTCATCTATGCCCATCGCTGACGACAGAGACCGTGAACGGCGCCATCGACGCCGTCACCACGCAGGCCATCGAGCGCGACATGGCCGCCATCGCCGAGCGTACCGCGTCGACCATGGCCGCTACACGGCAGGCGATCGACTCGCTATGGGAACGCGAGCACGCTGAGCGTACTGCTTCGGCTCCTCCCAAGTCCTGCCAGTTTCGTCATCGGGACCGACCCACCCCATGGCCCAGCCCCCAGGCCCCCCAGGGGGAGCGGGTTTCGCCAGCGTACAGGAATTGGCCGGCGGGAAGGAAGTCTCCGTTGCGTCTCCGAAGAGGTATCGCAGGTGAACGGGACCTCTTCCGATCAGCAGAGTACGATCCGTCCTCGCTTCGTGTTGCCCGATTCCAAGCCCGCGCTTCACGTTCTCGACTGGCCGGAGATCTGGCCGGAGGTCGAGGCGCAAGCGTGGGTCTGCGAAGGGCTGCACCTCGCCGCAGGTCGACCGCCCGTCACGTTCGCTCACGCCGGAGGGAACAAGTCGTGGTGGGCGCAAGCGCAACTCGTCCACGCGGCCGCGGAGTTGCCTTTCCTTGGGCGTTTCCACTTCCGGTCTGGTCTCCGCTGCATCCTCGTGGACTACGAGCAAACGGAAGCCAAGGCGCGCCGGCGTTTCCGGGCTCTGGCCAAGGGACTGGGAGTCGGCGGTCCCGAACGTCTCGCGGGGCGCTTGAGCTACGTGTACGCGCCGCCGAAGTGGGTAGGCCCGAAGGCAGAGTCGGAGCTCTGCCAATTGCTCGACGGCTACCACTTCGCAGTGGTCGACTCGCTCTTCGCATCGAACGCCGACGTAGAAGAGAACAGTACGAAGGGCGCCGGTCCGCTCGTGTTGGCCACGAACGTGTCCGCGAAGACAGGGTGTTGCATCCAGTTCCTCGACCACTCGAGTCACAAGTCCGACTCCGACTTCCAGCGGGGGAGCTCGGCGAAGCTAGGAGCGAGCTCGACGGCGTGGATGCTCAAGACGAACAAGGAGACCCGGTTGATCACCGCGTCCGTGGAGCGGTGTCAGGATGAGGCAAAGTGGTGTCCCTCATTCTCATTCCGTGTCGAGGGGCACGGTGACGCTGGCGTTCGGTTAGTAGAGGTGTCGGAGTCGGAGCCGAAGAAGGCGGGACGGAAGCGTGACCATCGTGCGGCGATGCTGGAGTGCCTCGAGGGCAACCCGGGAATTCGCCGAAGCGAGCTCATCCGTTTGACGGGTAGTGGCAGGAACGAAATGTTGGCAGCGGTGAAGGCTGGAGTTGAATGTGGGGAAGTGAGTGATGCTGAAGGTAAACTCTACAAGCTCTAGCATCGGTACGGTACGGTACCGGACGTCCGATCGACGTTATCCGGACGTCCGGGTTGGTACGCCCCTTAGGGGGAGCGTCCCATACCGTACCGGGTTCGTCGGGTCGGACCGGAGAGTACGGGACGAAAGAATGAGAGAGAGAATTATTACGCGGCTGGCACGTATTGTGCACGCATACAGTGGAGGATGATATGGTGAAAGACCTGACCGACGACGAGCTCATTGACCGCATCGAGGAGACGTACGGACCACCAGGGCACTTCAGCCCGGACGAGGCAGACGTCGCCGAGCTCATTCGGCGGTACCGCGCAGCCTTCCAGAGCGGCTACAACGCCGGACGGGACGAGGGCTACCGCGGGGCAATGGATCTCGTCCGGGCAGGGACGGTGACGCCATGACGGCCGTCAAGGACCTGACCGACGACGAGCTCATTGACCGCATCGAGGAGACGTACGGCCTCCGGGATTACGGCGGCGACGTCGCCGAGCTCGTGAGACGGTACAGGCAGGTAGCCCCCGCTCCTGAAAAGCCCGTGGCGACCCCGTTACGGGGCAGCACGGGGCCACGGATGTGGAGCTCCGCTGGATTCGACGGGCCGGTGTACGTGGGGACCGCCGACACCGCGGTGCAAGATGCCAACGACTGCAGCCGGAGTGCTCGAGCTCTGTCAGCGGGTGCTGGACGGACCTCAGCGACCTACAGACGACGTGCGCACCCTGGCGGAGTGGGTGTTGACGAGGATGAAGGTGGAGAAGCCTTGACACGTGGCGTGGCGAGGTTAGGATGCAATGCATGACCATCGCGAAACTGACCGACGCGGAGTACGAGGCACTGAACGACGCAATCGACGGCGAGCTCTACGCAGCTCGCAAGGGTTCACCGGAGCGACTGGAAGCGGCGAAGTCCCGCAAGGCAGCGTGGGAAGCGGCGAACGCACTACCGACGCGCACGTGGGAGCAACGCCAGGCCCGCTTCGCCGCGCTGGCCGCGTTCAAGGGCGCGTGAGGGCGTAGAGGGGACGGAAGTCAGCTACCTCCCGTGGTACCCACGGGGGGGGGCGGAGGGAGGCGATGACGGGACGCGGAAGGGGGACCGCGTCCAGCAGCGCACGGCCGACCCCTAGCCGGCGCATGGCGGACTTCACGTAGAGCCAGTGAACCGACTCCGCGCCGAATACAACGCAGCCGTACAGGTGCCACGTTTGCTCCGGGTCGCATGCGACGAGCACACGGCAACGCCGCATGAGCTCCCTGGCGTCATCGTGCACGTTGCCGGGTACGCTTCGTGTCAAGCTCGACAGCACGAACGGCCACTCGTCTACCTCGACGTCGCGGACGAGGCATGGTAAGGCGGAGGTCATGCGTGAGACTACCAGCCGCCCGAAGATCGCGGGTGTCAAATTCAATCTGCCCGTGGTACTCGCCGGGCGGCAAAGTGACTTCGGCATCACGAAGGCCGACGGCATGCCATGGTCGATGACGTGGCGCAGCGACGACACGATCATCGTGAGGCATGCGGAGGTCGACCAGTACGCAATCGTCCCGCTTACGCTCTGCTTGGTCTACTGCTCTGACGTACTGGCGTGACATCCGTCATCGACGGCATCGACCTCGTCAACGCCGCATGCGAGCGGGCTTCGATGCCGGCCATGTCGTCATGGTGGCGTGAGAAGCTCGGCGACTTCTACGATACAACGATCCGCGAGTCGGCGTGGCGGGTTGGCCGGCGTGGTGGCAAGTCTTCGTCACTCTGCCGCGTAGCCGTTGCCGAGGCGCTCTACGGCGAGCACTACGTCGCGCCCGGCGATACGCCGGTGGTCGCGCTCATCGCCCAGGATCGCAAGCGCGCCGCCGAGCTCCTGGTCACGCTCGGTGCCATCCTCAACGCGTGCGAGGTCGAACACAAATCGACCGCGGACAAGATCGCGTGCAAGGACTTGCGCGTCGAGTTTCGCGTGTTCACCGCGACGATTGCGGGCGTGAGCGGAGCCACGTGTATCTGCGTGATCTGCGATGAGGTATCGAAGTGGCGCGATGCGGACACCGGCGCGAACCCAGCGACCGAAGTGCTCGCGAGCGTGCGGCCGACGATGGCTACAATTCCTCGGGCGCGCATGTTCCTGTCGTCGAGCCCGCTTGGGAGCCTCGACGCACACGCGAAGGCCGTAGACCGCGGCAACACGGCATCGCAGCGCGTGTATGTCGCTCCGACGTGGGTTGCGCACCCGGAGCTGACAGAAGAGTGGACGCACTCGCTGGAGCCCAATGAGTCGTACTGGTCGCGCGAGTACGCGGCGATTCCGACCGAGGGCGACGCGCTTTCGATGCTCGCGAGCGCGTGGCTCGATGCCGCGGAGCGCGATGGCGAGCTCCCGTACGAGCGCGGGCACTACTACGTGGGCGCGATGGATCCGGGCTACTCGCGCAACCCGTGGACGTTCGTGCTCGCCACACGCAGGTGGGCTTGCGGAAAGCTCAAGAATGCCATCGTGGTGGCGCGTGAGTGGAAAGGGAGCTCGCGAGCACCGAACGACCCCGAAGCCGTGATGGGTGAGATCGCCGAAATATGCCAACGGTACCAGGCCGTTGGCGTGTACACCGACCAGTACGAGGCCCATGCGCTCAAGTCTATCGCGGTTCGCAAGGGGCTTCTGCTGTCTGTCGGTGAACGCGGTGCTGGCGATCGTCTGGGTAGGTACGAGGCGATGGCGACGCTACTGGCGAATGGTGAAGTGGAACTACCGAAGAGCGACGTCATCCGTGCGGACTTGCTCAGCATTCGGCAGAAGATCACGCCGAACGGATTCACGATCGACCTGCCTGAAACCTCCGACGGGCGACACGCGGACTACGCGCCAAGCATCGCGCTCGCGCTGAGCAAGTGCACGGCCGACCCGGTCATGGGCGCACCACGAATCAGCGACGAAGAAAAGTCTCGATTGCGTCTCGACAGCGAGTACGCTAAATCCCAGGTCAAGCCAGACCCATGGGAGCGCCCAATCGATGAGTCGCCGCGTCGCACATCAAACGCTACGAGCGTCACTCGACGGTTGGACTGACGCAACAAGTCCGCAGACCATCATGGACGGCTTCGAAGCCGCAATCGGGACGACGTTCTTTAGCGTCCCGATCCCGGTGGAACAAGTCGACTTCTGGCGACTCGTGTTCTCGTGTCCCGCTACGGGTGCTCCGTCCGGCACGCTGCAAGTGCAGGTGTCGAATGACGAGGTTTTGAACTCGACGCTGACGCCGAACTCGTTCGACCTGCCGACCGCGTTCTGGAATCAGCTTCCGTTGTATCCCATCGTCGCGGGGAACTGGTCCACGCACTACTACCCAGGCGCGGTGGCTACGCTGACGCCTCCACCGGTCGCGAATGCGACGACGATCGTGATCGACGACGATCGCTGTAACTACGCCTGGATGCGTATCCTATACACCGCGACGAGCGGAACGATCATTCCCCGCGCAAAGGTCCGCATGAAAGGCGTCTTCTGATGCGACGCCCGTTTCTGTACCGCCAACTGTCGCAGTACGAAGGGGAAAAGCGGCTCGACAAGCAACTCGAGAGAGTGGTCGAGGGCGACCTGTCGAAGCGCACGGCACGCGAGCCGGTGACGCACTTTCGGTGCGACCGATGCCGGCAATACAAGCGCTCGCGCACGATGATTCGCGCTCGCGGGTCCGACCTTCGGAGCGTCCGTGTCGAGGTCACCAAGGTCGACGCGCAAGGCCACGCGGAGCGTACTGGGAAGTTCTTTTCCGGCTGGTACCTCCGTGTCTGCGACGATTGCAAGCCGTTCGTGCAGGTGCCCATTGACGCTTGAGGAACTCGAGCAAGTCGCGGCAACGATGGTCAAGCATGGCCTTACGCGCGTGGAGATCGACGGCGTAACGATCGAGCGTCCGCTCCAGGCCGCGCCGGTGAAGGAAGCGCCTCCACCGGAGGATGAGTTTGAGCTCCTGCGCAAGATGCCGTCTGACAAGCAGGACGCGGCTCTGATGCTGCGCAACTTGGGTAGGCCGTGAAGTACGAACCGATCGGGCCATGGGCCAAGCGCTGGGGAACGAAGCTCGCCAAGCTCGAATGGAATCGACGCGCTCAAGAAGGGTTGCCGCGTCCTGTCGAATGGCCAGGCTTCTTGTCGTATCCACTTCCGCCAGGCGCCTACAAGGATCCGTTGTCTGACGTTTTGGCGGCCGCCACCAGGAAAGCCTGGTCTGAATTGGCGCGGATGTCATGACCGACGTAGGCCGCTCAACCGTCACCAAGAAGAAGTACAAGACGCGGGTCAGCGGCGGTAAGGCCGGCGGCCGCGTTACCGATCTGCAGCAACAGATCGAGTGGTACATCCAGCCAGACGATCGGCAGTGGGAGTACACGACGGCGCTTTGCCGAGCTCTGAAAAATAAGCAGGTCCGTCGCAGGTACGAACTCGCGGTGTACCAGAACCTCTATTGCAATACCGGTTCATTCTGGGCGGGTTCACTCTTCCGTAGCGGTTCGAGCTCCACGATTGCGCCGTATCATCGGCTCAACTGCAACGTGATCAAGTCGTGCGTCGACACAAGCCAAGCTCGCATTGCAAAGGACAAGGTTCGCGTCTTCATTCTCCCGAGCTCAGCCGACTCGCGCCTGATTCTGAAGGCCGACAAGTGCACGAAGTTTCTGGACGGAAGCTTTGACGGAGGTGGAGTCTATGCGGCAAACGACGAAGTGTTCCGAGACGGCGGCATCTACGGCGATGGCGCCGTGTTGTTCAAGGAATCGCGCGGACAGATCGCCGCGGAGTATCTGAAGATCGACGAGGTCGTCATCGACGAGATCGTGGGTATGTACAACGATCCATACGAGATTCATTGGCAACACCCTACGCCGCTTGCCGAGCTTCTTGCCGAGTATCCCGATCAGGAGGAGAAGATTCGCGAGGCCAAAAACTCGTGGAAGGGCGAGATGGCGTTCATGTCGTCCGCTGACATGGTGCTCGTCACGCACTCGTGGCGACGGACGCTCACGGACAAGGGCGGAGACGCGGACGTCGGCCGTCACGTCGTCGCGATCGAAGGGTGCACGCTGCTGAGTGAGGAGTGGACGAAGCCGTACCTTCCGATTGTGCGGTGGCAGTATTCTCCGCCGACCTATGGTCCCTTCGGCTTCGGCATCGCGCAAGAAATCGAGGGCATGCAGCGGGCGATCAATGAGGTGCTCCGCTCGGTGATGCAGTCGATCTATCTGTTCGCGGTTCCCCGCGTTTGGATCGAAAAGCTTTCGCAGGTCTCGCAGCATCAGATCCAGAACGGCATCAGCGTCAATCAGTACACCGGAACGAAGCCGGTGTTCGAGACGCCTCCCGCTGCATCCGGCGACGTCTACCAGTTCCTGCAGTGGATGATCGATTGGTGCTACAAGCAGCTCGGTCTTTCGCAGCTCTCGAGTCAGAGCGACAAGCCAGCGGGGCTCAACTCCGGCGTGGCGATGCGCACGTATCAGGACGTCGAAACGCAGCGCTTCGCGATCGTCGGTCAGCGCTGGGAGCGGTTCCACATCGAGGAAGCGAAAATCATTCTCGATATGTCGGCTGACCTCTACAAGAAGAACAAGAAGCTCTCGGTCAAGGTGCCGGGTCGTTCGTTCATCGAAACGGTGAACTGGAAAGACGCGTCGCTTGACGAGGATCAGTACTCGCTCCAGGCGTTTCCGACGTCGCTGCTTCCGCGCACTCCAGAGGGTCAGCTCAATACGATCCAGGAGCTGATTCAGTCCGGATTCATGCCGATCGACGTGGCGCTTTCGCAGATCAAGATCCCGAACCTGAATGCGTGGATCGACGAGATGACGGCGTCTCGAGACAACATCATGCTTTGCCTCTCGCGCATCCGCGATCAAGGGAAATACGTTTCACCGAACGGCATCGCAGACGTCGACAAGTGCGTGGCGATGGCGGCGAACGCGTGGCTACGCGCCGATCTCGACCCGAACATCCCGATCGAACGCACCGAGCTCCTACTGCGATTCTTTCAAGAATCTCTCGCCATGCAGGCATCGAAGAATGCTCCCCCCCCTGCCCCTCCTAGTGCCGGCCCTCCCGGTGCTCCTCCTCCTGGCGGCCCTCCTGGTCCACCTCCTCAGGGACCCGTAGTCGGAGCGCCACCTCCACCCCCGCAAGCCCCCCTAGCCCCGGCCGGAACCGGTCCCATACAGGCAGCCGCATAACATGCCCGACGCAGCTCCCGCACCCGCACCCGCAGTTGTATCGACTCCTGCCGCGCCGCAAGCTGGCGTGTCGACACCAGCCCCCAAACAGGAGCCCGGTAAGATCAACCGCACCGTGACGAAGGTCACGATCGGCAACCGTGTCGCTCCGACCGTCGCCGCTTCCGTTGCTACCGCGCAGCCTGCCGCCGCGCCCGACCCGCAGACCGCTGTTTCCTCATCAGCTTCGAGCGATGCGGTAAACCCTGGTACGGCGGCAGACTCCGCGGCTGCACCGGTCGCGCCGGCAGTGAAGGAGGAAGAGGCGCGGTACCGCCAGATCGCTCGTCTCAAGAGGCAAGAGGCGAAGCTCTCCGCCGAAAAGATGGAATTGGCGAAGGCGCGCGCAGCGGACAAGTTGAACGCCGAGCGCGTGAAGCTCATCGACAACGCCATGCCCGCATTCCAGAAAGACCCGATCGGGTTCTTGACCAAGACGTTGCGTCTCTCGCCGGCGGACGCTCGCGCGTACGTGCAGGCGATGGCCGTGCACGATGCTGCGCAGACGCCTCAGCAGCGAGTAGCCGCCGAGCAGCAGTCGATGGCTCAGCAGCTACAGCAGCTCCGAGCGGAACAAGAGCAGTGGCGCGCCGAGCAAGCGAAGCTCGCGAACGCAGCGAAGATCGAAGCCTACATCGGCGAGAAGATTGCCCCCGTGTTGGCGACTGGCGAGTATCCGCACCTCATGCATGCCGCTCGCATCACCGGGCAAGATATCAAAAAGGCCATCTACGAAACGCAATGGGCGGAGTACCAGCGAACCGGCAAAATACCGGACGCAAAAACCCTTGCCGACAACGCCGAACGGCGCTACGCAAAAGAGGCAGAGTCGTTGCGCGCAAACGTCAGGCCAGCGGCATCAGTCGGAACGAAGGGGGCGGTACCGCCTAAGTCGAGACCAGGTACCACGACGGAACAGACTCGCGCGCCAGGCACCCGGACTAAGCCGGTGAAGGCCTACGTGACGAAATACGTCGCACGGTAGCCCGCGAGTCATCCCCGAAAGGGTGACCGAACGTGGCCTCGAATTACACGACTCTCGATCCGATTTTCAAGCAACGCTACGCCGAGGGTATCGAAGACCTGACCTATGTGGACCGGCCGCTCTACGCGCTCTGGCCCAAAAAGACCGACATCGCGGGTGCGTCGAGCACGACTCGCGCGTACCACGTCCCGCTGAAATACGCGAACACGGCCGCGGTCAGCGGCTTGTTCTCGCAAGCGCAGACCCGCTCCACGAACACGAGTTCACTCGTCGTCGCGTGGGAAATCTACACGATGCACCAGTACGGGTTCATCAACCTCGACATGGAGTCCTTGCTCCGCTCCGAGGGGCGCGAGAATGCGTTCGTCGACGAGAAGGGTCTCGAAATGGATGCGATGATCGAGAACATCGCCAACCGTCTGCATCACTTCAGCTACCTCGATGGAACGGGTTCGCTCGCGAACGTCGGCAACGCAACGCAGATGCCGACGTTCGCGACGAGCGTCATGGTGCTCAACCTGCCATCGACAGCCGTCTACTTCATGCCCGGCGACGAGCTCACGGCGAGCCTCACGAACTCCGGCGGAACTCCGCGTGCGCTCGGAAGCAACAACCACGGTTGGTACGTGATCGGGACGAACATCGATGCAGGCACGTTCACCGTCGGCACGTTGGCCGGTGTCGCGGTCAACCTGAACGACGCGGCTGACGGCATTCCGACGGCCACGAACGGCGACTTCATCCAGCACCGCGGTGACGTGCAGGTCGCGGGGACGCTGGGCGGCACCGTCATCACCGGGTTCCAGGGGTACATTCCGAGCACCGCGAACGTCGCGCAGTTGGCGACGTCGCTGTACGGAGTCAATCGCAACCTGATGCCGGACTTCCTCGCCGGTACGCGCTTCGACGGTTCGAGCATGGGCATCGAAGAGGCCATCATGCGCGGCACCAATCAGGTCGCGTTCAAAGGGGGCACGATCAAGCAAGTGTTCTTGAATCACAAGAAATTCTCCGACCTAGTGAGCGCGATCAGCGCACGCGGGATGGTGAACTTCTTGGAAATCAGCCCCTCCGAGTATCCCGAGATCGGGTTCGAAGGCGTGAAGGTCATCGGCGCAAAGGGCTCCGTCGACGTCATCCCGGACTACGCATGTCCGACGACACTCGGCGCCGGCATGGACATCGAGGACTGGGAGTTTGCCAGCGTCGGAGAGCCGATCCGCATCATGAATGGAGACGGTCTCGAGTTCCTCCGTCTCGCGGGCGCGGATGGCATCCAAGCCTACTGGGCTTCCTACGCGAACTGCGTGCCGAAGATTCCCCGGAATAATCTGAACCTCACGCTGGCGGCCTGACATGGGTTCCCCCTTCACCAGTCAGGTATTCGGGCATTTCGAGCACGACGTCTCCGAGATTCTCGGTTTCGTGGCGCTCGACGGATCGGCCAACGTCGTCGGCTTTGCTCCGACGACCGCAGGCGGGATCGTCCCGACGACGAGCTACACCCGCATCAAGGGCGCGCAGAAAGCCATCGGTCCCGCCGGTGGCGTGCTGCTCCAGCCCCATACCGCAACAGGCACGTATCTGTTCACGCTCGATGAGCAGTGGATCGCTCTACTCGCGCCATGGGCGCAGTTGATCGACCAGGGCGCAGTGGCCCCGTTGTCGCCGTACTTCGACGCCAACGTGACAAATCAGACGGCGGGTATCGGCAATCTGCCCGGAAACAACCCAGCGCTCGGTGTTGGTACCGTGCGTCTTCGCTGGCGCAGCACGACCGGTGTGCTCACCGACCCGGTCGTGAGCACTGGCTTTTGGGTCGGCTTCACTCTCATGCGATCGGCAATCGTCTGATGGCTTCCCTCAAAGACATGCTCTCTCCCGAGCCGAAAGACTCGGAAGAGCCGATGGACGGGGCGGACGATCAGGACGATGCCAGCGCCGCCGAGGATGCCGTCAAGGCATTCTGGGAGGCGTGCAGCTCCGGGGACTTCAAGGCGGCCGCGGAGTCACTCCGTGACGCTGTCGACCTTTGCGGGTCGATGCCGGACGAGCACGACGAGGCGGGCGACATGGATGACGGGTCATTGGAGGGCACGGCCATTGGAGGGCACGGCGGTCACGCCGCGCTGCTCCTGATGCCTGGTGGCAAGAAATGAGCACGTCCGTCACTACCACGATTTCCGTCACGGAGTCGGGTACGGACGGATTTGCCGGAGCTCCGCTCTACACGTTCACGCTTGCGAACGTGTCGGGCGGGCCTCCCGGCTCATTCGTCACCGCGGCCGCGTTCAACGCGATTCCCGTCCCGGCAACGGCCCTGATCGGCGTCGTCATCGTGCCCCCGATCGGTTCCGTCCTGGTCAAGACGCTGAAGGGCATCACCGGCGATACGGGCACGGTCATTTCGCCGTCGAAGCCCACGATCGTGGCGTTCCCCGCTACCCCTCCGACGACGCTCGGCATCACGTGTTCGGGGATCGAGACCCTTACGCTCGTGTGGATCTGACGTGACCGCGCTCGCTGACCTGCGGCTCCGCGCCCTGCAGCGAGCAGACCGCG